TGGTCGTTGTCCGGGTCCTGGTCGTTGTCCGGGTCCTGGTCGTTGTCCGGGTCCTGGTCGTTGTCCGGGTCCTGGTCGTTGGGTTGTTGCGCCTTACCGGCCAGCCGGGCCGCTTTTTTCTCGGCCTTTGCCGCAAGCGCCTTTTCTTCGTTCGCTTTAATCGCCTTGGCCTTTTTAACCTGCTTTTTCTTGTCGGCCGCCTTGGCCGCTTCCGGTTCGGCCTTGCCATAAACAACCAGGTCCCGCGCCGCTTCCGGCGACACGCTTTCGAAATCACCGGCGAAAACCGGTCGACCGTCGGCCACCGTGTTTCGAAGAATCAAGATTTCAACTTTTTCAGACATTGCAAAAACCCTTTCGAATTAAAGAAAAAAGCCGGGGACCAGGGCGTTAGCCAAAGCCCCCGGCTTTTTGTTTTACTGCTTAATTACTTACGCGGTCAGGGCGTCCAGCATGGCCGCGAACGACTCGGCGTGGCGCACCGCAATGTCGACGTCCTGCAATGCGATAATGCGCAGGGTGCCGGAAGCGCCGCCGGTGTAGGGGTCCACGGTCAGGTCCAGACCACCCCAGGCGCCAATTACCAGGTCGGCCCAATTGCCAAAGAAGATCGCCGAACAAACCGCACCGGACCCGCCTTTTTCCAGGGTGCTGGAAACCTGGTTGGACGCGCCGCAACGCATACCGGCCAGGTTGGTGAAACCTTCGGCGTTCGGGAAGGTGTCGCAAACAAATTTCCCGGTGTCGGTGCCTTTGTCGGTTTTCATCAGTTTTCCGATAACGGCCGGGTTGGTCAGATAACCAAGGGACCCAATGTCGGCGTTATCAATCGCGACGGCCGACCAAAGGTCGATAATGTCGTCCCAATCCGGCGCGGCGCCGTCGGTGCCACCGGCAACCGAACCAATGCCGTTGGTGGCGGCAACGCCGGTCGGCTGGTTGTTCGACCCGGTGCCGTGAAGGGCGGCGTTATCAATCGCCAGGGCAACGACCGTCGAAAGATCGTCCTGAACCAGCATATCGACCGACGGGCTGGATTGCTTCAGAAGCTTGCGCGAAATGTCGGTGATGGCGCCAACGGTTTTCGGCGAAAGCGCAACCTGGCCGAAGCTTTGTTTGCTTTCGGTCGGGCCGGTCGTGGAATCACCGTCGACCCAATAGGTGGTTGCGCCGCCGGAAAGCTTCGGAATGGCGACGTCACCAACGAGGCCGTCCAAGGTGCGGGCGCCAAGCTTTTTAACCATCATTTTATTGCGCAGGGCGTCAATAAAAGACCCGGACAAAAAGTCGGTGCCGACCAGGTTTCCACCGTCGGCGGCGGTGCCAACGGTCAGGTCGCGCATAAGGACATCATGCGGAAGCAGAATCCCCGACGGCTCGGACCCGTTACGCTCGGCGGCGGCCTTCGAACACTCGATTTCAAAAGCGGCGTCCTCGCGGGCCTTGGCGTCGCCCGGTGCGACCAGGTGGCGAAGGGCCTTGATAATCGAATAACGCTTGGCCTCTTTGGCGGTCAGGCCAATAGCCGGGTCCTGGTTTTCAATCCGGGTAGCGCCGGCGCGTTCCAGAAGGGCGCAAGCGAACTGCTCGACACTCTGTTTGCCGGCGATTGCCTCGCGGGCCATTTCGCTGGCACCGTGTTTTTCGGCCATGGCCAGGATTTCGTTAACCCGGCGCGTTTCGTTGCGCATTTCCTTTTCGAAGTCGCGGCCATTATCAACCGTTACTTCGACTTCGCACCCGTCCGGGCATTTGCCGTCGACAAAATCGCGGCTACATTTTTTGCACTTCATTGTTTTTTGTCCTCCATTTCGTTTTTGGTTTTTTTCATCCTTGGCGCCGGCGTCGTCCTGATTGCCTGGCGGCAACTCAACAATCCCCGCAAAAGCGCGGCCAACGCCAACCGTGGTATCGGCCGGAATCGCCACCGAAGAGATTTCGAACGGCGCCCACTTAAACCGGTAAATCGGATAACCGTCTTTTTCCCCGTCCATGTGTCCCGACAAAATTTCATAACCGACGCTAACGTTGGGCCTTATATCGTCCTGGACGTCGCGCAATGTGTCGTTGGCAAGGTCGCTTTTACCAAAGCGAACTTCACACAACCCCCGCTTGCTTGTCCCGTCGATTTCAGCCCCCTGGATAACGCCGACGTGTTTTGTCGGGTTGTGGTCCAGCAAAAAAGGCGCTTTCCGGTTTAACCGGGTAAGGTCTACACTTTCCGGGTTGTGGTCCAAAACTTCCCAAACAAAACCACCGTCGAACCAACGCAAGACAGGCTCTTCGCTGGAAAAGCTTAACGCCACCACCCGGCTTTCCTGGTCCACGTCGTCGGCGCGGACCTGAAAAGAGCGATACAACATTTTATTTTTTTCGGTCATTTTCACCCCCAGGCAATAACCCCAGGTCCGACATTTTCTTGCGGTCCTCGGCTATCTGGTTTAATTCATCTTCGAAATTAATTCCCTGTTCGGCGCAAGCGCGGGTCGGGCTTTTCAAGTTTTCGCCCATGGCCAACTTCAACGCGGTAATATCTTTTACCGGGTCGACCCAACCCCAGGCCCGCGGCATCCACTGAACTTCGGCCAGCTTATCGAACCGCGAATAAGGCAAGGGGATTTCGCCGGTCAATAAAGCATGGTCCAACCAGGACACAAACAGCGGGTCCAAAAAATCCGAAATCATCCAACCTTGAACCGACCGCCAGTTATCCCTTTCGGCCATAACTTCGCCGCGCATTGCGGAAAAATTTGTGCTTTCCGGGTCGGACGCCAAAGACGTGTAAGACACTTGCAAGCCCGACGCTATACCTTTTAAAAACCGCTTAACCGCGGCGTCGTAAAACGAATCAGGATAGCCCGGCTTAAATTCTTTAAAGTCGACGCCCGGCGGCAACTTGTGAAACATGCCCGGCTCGGCTTCGCTGACAATATTTCCAAGCGCGTCAGTGCCGTCCCCTTCGAAACCGGCGTCCGGCATATCCTCGGTAAAAAACCCCATGGTCGACGCACCCAGGCGCGACGCGACAATGGCCGCTTCCTGGAAAGCGGAAAGGTGGTGCATTTCAATTAACGCCGCGCTGGTCCACGGATAGCCGCGGGTTTGGTGCGCCCGTTCCTGCCTAAACGAATGGATAATGTCTTTGGCGGGGACCCGCCGGCGATACTTGCCGCCAGAATAATAAGAATCTTGCGTGGCCTCGACTTGCGTTAAATGATAGGCGACGGGCTTTCCGTCGGCGTCAAACTCAATCCCCATTCGGATTGATCGGCCGCCGGCTAATTCCAGCGAAAACTTTTCGTCCAATAAATCCGGGTCCAAAAACTGGACCGCGAATTTAAACGGGTTGTTGGCGTTGCGGACCTTATAAACCAAAACTTCGCCGTCGCGGCCGACGCTTTCGATAAACATATTTTGACCGTCAACCCCGGAAAGCTTGCCGGTAATATCGAAATTCCCGCGCTTGTTCCACTTATCCCAGGCCGCCGCGACCAGGGCGTTGGCCGCCTTGTCCAGCTTGCCGCCCTGGTTTTTACTTCGCGGTTGCATCCGTATTCCGGCCGGGCCAACGACGTTGGTTCGAAGTAGTTGTAAATATTTGCGGCCATAATCGTTATTTTGGGAAGCGTCCCGGCTTCGCCCACGAAGCGACCGCAAACCGGCCTTAATATCGGCGTCCAGCTTTTTGGTTTCGACCGACCAGCCGGACAAAAGGTTGGTCATTTGCGCCGCGGCGAAAGCGCGGTGCTGGTCAAGCTTCGCCTTTTGTCCCTTGCGGCTTTCTTCCAAAATCACCGCGGCCCGCTTTCGCGCCCGCTTTTCAATTCCGAAAATATCAAGTCCCATTTATATAAACCTTGTAACGACCTTGCGGCCGGTGGCCAGGCCGTTGGCCAGTTTTTCGGCGTCCTCTTCCCGGCGAACTTCGGCGGCGAATCGACAACGCAATTTCCACATTTCGTCAAGGCCGTAACGCTGAATCATTTTCCCATTTACCAAAATATTTTTCTGGTCGCTGGTCGCCGTATTGGCCAACGTTGCGTCGATAGCGTCCAAAATAACTTTTGCATTCGAACGAAGATCGACGCCGGCGGCGACGTTAACCGGGTCCGGCTTGACTTTTAACCGGCCCGAATCGACGGTGTATCGCTCCGACCCTTTTTCAACGTAAGCGGTCCAAAAATAGTCGCCGGCGGTGTAAGCGCCGCTTGCCGAAGCGGCGATTGTCACCGAAAAATCGTCGCCGGAAGCGGACGCGGTAACGGTTTTTTTGGTGGCCTCGACCGACGATTGGAAGTTAAAGACGTATTTTAGCGACCAACCGTCGGACGCCAAAAAGCCGTCCACGGCCCTGGTCCATTTAACGGTATCGCCGGAAATAAATTCGGTTGGTTCGGTTGTCGGTATTTCTTGCATGGTCGAAATTGTCGCAAAAAAAAAGACGGGCAAAAACCCGTCTTTCATAAGAATAGATAACAATACTTGAAATTAATTTAACTAACCGTCGTCGACCTCGGCCAAATATAAATAATTATTCTTTTTGGCGTTTACAACCGACTCGACACAAATTAACAAACCCTTGCACCCCTCTTTCCCTTCCGGGTGCCACGCCAGCAAAACCCCCTTCGAAACCAAATCCATTACCCGTTGGCTGGACATAGACCACCGAAAAGCTAATTGCTGGACCGTTATAAAGTCCTTTCCTTTCAAGTCTCGGCATTCGCAAGCCATTGTCGCCCCTTTCGTTATTGAATTAAAAGTTATGAACAAAGCCACCACGCCGCCGGCCGGGCCGCCGCCCCTTGGCGACCGGCTGGTTTTGCGGTGGTGTTTCCTCTTCGTCCAGGTCGGCCGGTTCGGCCGGGTCCCGTTGTAGATCGTCCAAAAGCTTTGGAATGTTCGGCGATAAAAAAGACAACGCCGCCAGGTTTAAAACGCCAAGGTCGATCGCTTCGTTTCTGGCGTCGCTTTTCACCTTGCGCCATTCGCGCACCGCCCGGCCTTTAATAACCTTTTCCACCTGTCTTTCGGTGCCGTACTGTTCGAAAAATTCGTCCGGGAAATGGGCCGGGAAGTGCATATAACCCGGCCCCGGTTCGGTAATTTCCAAATAATCGAAAAGCGTTCCCTTGCCGGTGTCGGTGCCAATCGTTAAAAGCGGCACCCGCCACGGCCCCAACTTTTGCTTGGTCGGGCCGTTAATTAACGACTTGCCAAGCGTCGACAAACCCTTGGTGGCGATAATGCGCCGGCCCAACTTGCCGCGGGTAAAGTTATAAACCGCCTTGGTGTTGTCGCCGGAATCAATGCAACAACACTTAATCGCCATAACGTGGCCGGTTTCGTGGCGCCAGGTCTGTTTTAAATAGTCGTCTATTTTTTCCCACTCGGTCGGCAACGACGGGTTGCCATAAATCTTTTGATAATCAAGCCGCCACGACTCTTCGTCCATACCATGGGCCACGGTTTCGACTTCCCACCGGTCGCGTTGAACGTCAATCGCGCACGTTATCACCGCCGCGCCCATTGGCACCGCCGGGCCGTAATCTTCCCGCCTGGCGGCAATTGCTTTGGTGTCCAACCTTTTCGAAATCAATTCCGACCACGGTTCGGCCTTAATCGAATTTAAAAAGTTTTTCAGCGCGTCGCGGCTTTCCAGGCTTCGCAAAAATTCCGCGGCGCATTTGGACAAGGAAACGAACCGGCTAACCCAGGCCGGCAAGTGATAACCAATTGTTCGCGGTCGCTTGCTTTGCAAAGCCGCCATTAACGGCAACCCGCTTTCGCGGTCGCGCCAATGCCCGGCGGCCACCGCCCGGTCGCGGTCGGCGTCGGTCCAATGTTCGTCGCAATGTTCGCATTGATAGGTCGCCAGCTTTTTATTTTCCATTTGCCGCGGGTCGCGGCAATCGTGAAAACGGATATTTTCAAAGGTCATTAACTGTTCGGCACCGCATTTCGGGCAATAAACGTGGTAGACAAAAACCACTTCGGCGTCCTCGGTTAATCCCGTCCAAATCGGCCCGCTTTCCACCGTCGGCGTTGATATGTCGACAATTTTATGCAAGTCCATATTTTGGTAAGTTGTCGTTCGCAATTCGGACAAGGCCATGGCGCTGGCCTCTTTTTTGCCGACACTTTCGCCGTATTTGTCGACCTCGTCCCGGATAAGCAATTGCACCGGCTTATTGGCCAGCCGGCTGGCCGAACTGGCCCAGGCCAAATAAATGGCCATGTGATTTAAGTTAATACGGGTGGCGCTATCATCAATATTTTTTCCGGTTAAGTATTTCGCCAGCCGCGGCGAATTATTAACCATGGGGCTTATTCGGTCGCGGACATATTCTTTGCCGGTCAATTCATCAGGAAACAGAATCATGGCCGGGCCGCCTTGTTGGTCGATATGATGGCCAAGGATATTTAACCCCGCTTCGCTTCCCCCGGTTTGCGGCGTCTTGCACAATATCCCGCGCCGCACCGACGAAAAGCCGATACCGTCCATAATGCCGGCCAACCAGGGCGTCGTTTCGTTGCGCCACGGACCTGGCAAAACCGACATTGTAACAATGCGGTGGTTGGCCGCCCACTGGCTAACCGTCACCTTTTCAGGCTGGCGAAAAACCCGCCGTTCGGCCCGGCCGAAATCGACCGCGCCGGTGGTCGCTTCGCCCGGTGTTAAGTCGTCCAGAAAAGACGCCGGCAACCAGGCCGGCGCCGTTATCGGCGTCGATATGTCGAACGCTTGTTGCGTCATTATCCGACCAGGTTAACCGCGAATTTATGTTGCGCCTGGACCGCCTCATTAAACCGCCGTTCGGCGCAATTATAAGCGTCGATAACCTTTCGCGGCGAATCGTCGTCGGCTTTATCGGCCACCAAAAGCGCCGACTGTTTATCCCGAAACGCCAGGCCCAACGCCAAAACCAGGTTGGTAACTTTGGCGTTTTCCGCTTCCAATTCTTTAATCCGTTGGTGTAAATTCTTTTCGTTTTCGGTCATTCTTCGCCCCTTTCGATAACAACGTGAAACGTCTTTGTATTGGCATATTGCGCCAAGTGTTTTTCGATTTCGTCGTTTAAAAAACTGATTAAAACGCCAACCTTGGCGCTATCGCCGCCGACCACCTGGACCGCTTCATTGGCGGCGGTGTAAACCATGTGTCGCAATCCGCTTTTAAATAAAAGCGCCCGTTGGGCCAATTCCCGTTCGAAATCCTTTCGCGGAATATGGCCTTGCTCAAACGCCTCTATTTCCTTTCGGCGCTTGTCCACTTCCAATTCCAGCTTGGTTATTTGCAACCCTTTTTCCCGTTTGGTTAACCCGGTCAAGTCCTCGACTTGATCGCCGCCGACTTTTTCCAGGTGCATAAAAGCGAACTGGTCGACCGCGACTTTGGAAAAGCCGCCGTTTTCTTCGCACCGCAAAAGCCCCTTGGCCTTGTAATTGCGCAAGGTCTGTTCGGTCCCTTTAAATCCTTTTTCCGATAAATAGCGGTGGACCGCCGGAATATTTTTAAACGACTCTGTTTCCATTTAAGCCACTTCCGTTTTGATATGTTCGGCCCCTTCGAACACGCCCACCACATCGGCGGCCCCGTCGATAATTTCGGCCAGCACGTCCAACCGTTTTTTCTTTTTCAGAATGTAGGGAACTTCCGAAAACAAAACCGCGCCCTTGGCGCCCTTTTCTTTCATCTGCTGGCACCAATAATCGGTCCCGCAAAAATAAAACTTTTGGCCGTCAAAAATAAATTCGGCGACAACCGCTTTGCCCTCATATTGCGCCAACACCGCCGAAACCGACTTGCCGACAAAATCGGAAAGCGGGACCCGGTGCCAATGCCCTTTATCGTCGCGTTGTTTAATTTCGAATGATACGCCCATTTTGCCCCCTTTAATTGGCCGGGTCGAACGGCATTCCAGCCGGCGCCCCGCGTTTTTTATCCCGGCTGGACCGGTCAAGGCCGCGGGCCGTTTGTTTTACACTGTTATGGCCAACCGGGGTGGCGCTCCGAAATTTCAAATAAGGCTTGTCAATATCGACTTCGAAAACGGCGCCCTCTTCGCCGTTGCGATTTTTCAAAACCTTTAAAAACATATCGCCGGTTTTGTTCCGTTCCAGGCCCAACATATAATCGGCCGACGCTTCAATGGCGCCCGACCCCTTGCCCGACCATTTTTCCACGACCCCCTCTTTGGCCGACTCGCGGTCGACCTGGGTTAGAATAACGACCGGGACATTAAGGCGCTTGGCCAGGTCCTTGGATTGTTCGGCGTTGTGGCTTATCCGGTCGTATTCTTTCGTTAACCCTTGCGCCCGCATTAAGCCCAAATAATCAATCCCGACCGCGCCGACCTCGCCAAAGCGGGTCAAGCCCATTCGTGAATAATGTTCTATTTGGTCCATAGTCAGGCCCGGCTTTTCACATACCACCAATTTGTCGGCGCCCAACTCGCGCAATTCGGCCAACGCCTGGTCGGCATAATTTGAACGGTTATAAAAGCCCGACTCGACATTGTAGGAATAATGTTCAAGCGATATTTGACAGGTGCGCAAAAAGCAACGGGCCACTGGCATTTCCAGGGAAAAGAAAAGGTTGTGTCGCCCGGTTTTGGCGCCGGAATGTAAAAGCATATTTTGCAAGATTGCCGATTTAAAAAGACCGGAATAACCAACGATATAAAGGACCTCGCCAGGCGCCACCCCTTTAATAATGGCGTCGACTTCCGGCAACCCGGTTGTAAAGCGGCTTTCGTCTTTGGTCGCAACCCACTGTTTAAACGCTTCGGCCTGTTCGTCCATCGTCATTAAGGCCGACGAATCGTCCACGACTTCGGCCGCCTTTTGCAGATTGGCGACGTGGTGCGCCAACCCTTCCGGGTTTGACGACTCATAAGCTTGCAAGGCCAACGCCCTGGCGCTTTCGATTATTTTACGGGCGCTTGCCGCTTGTTTTACCAGCCGGCAATAATGCTTAATATTGGCCGACGTCGGGACATAATCGACCAATTCGGCCAGGTACCCGGCGCCGCCGATTGCCTCAAATTGCCCGGACGACCGCAACGCCCCGGTCACGCTAACCAGGTCCACCGGGTCGCCGGCCTTGCTCAATTCGGCCATGGTCGTAAAGATCGCCCGGTTGTGTTCGTTGAAAAAGTCGGACGCCTCGACCGCCGCGGCGATTTCCGAATAAACGGAATTGTCCAAAAAGATGCCGCCAATAATGCTTTTTTCCGCTTCGTTGTTATGCGGTGGCGTTCTGTAATTGTTCATTGTCGGCCCCTTCCCACGGTCTAAAATCTGTCAAGTCGAACCCGTCCGGCATCGTGTCGAAATCCGGCAATAACCCCATGTTCGAAAACTGGCGTTCGGTCATATCGTCGTAAGCGCCGGCCAGGGCGTTAACCTGGAATTTCAAACCGTAAAGCGCCGGCGGTTCGTTTTTCGGAAAGCGTTTACTCTCCGGCTGGTCCAGGTAGCAACACGCGCGTTTCATTAATTCAATCAACCCGCCGGTTTTGATAAGGCCCGAAACAATGCCGGCGTCTTTGCCGTTGGGCCAATAGGGTTGGCCGGTGAATTTCAAAAAAGCGAATTTCCACCACGCAAGAAACCAAGCGGCGTCGGTGATTTTTTGAGAATCAAAAGAAGGGTGCGGCGTCGGCGGTGCCGGCGCCGTTTCTTCCCCGTTAATACTTCCCGTTAAAGATAGTCCCGGCACAGTGCCACCCCCCCCGGTGTCACCGGTGACGCCACCCCCCGGCACAGTGCCACCACCCCGGTGGCAATCTGCCACCACCCCGGCGAAGGGCGAAAGGGCGTTGCCGCCGGCCGCTAATTTTTCAAGGTTGAATAAATAACTGTTCGTTGTCGGGTCGCCGCGCTTACTGGTCCGCGGTTCAATAGTGATTAAATCCGCTTCGACCAGGGCGGCAAGGTGACGGTCGACGGTGCGTTTATGAATACCGCACCGAACCGCAATGGTTGTTTTGGACGGGATGCACAAAAAACCCTTCTTTTCGTTGGCGAAATCGGCCAAGGCGATTAACACGAATTTGGTAACAGGTGGCAAGCCGACATATTCCCAGGCCCGCGTTAAAAGTGATAAAGACATTGGTTATACCTTATCTGTTATTTGCACTTAATTTTTTTAATAAATGGTAAAATCTCAAAAACTCAAAATATTTTTTTCGAAATGAATTGACACACAAAACGGGGTCCGCATTACCGCACCCTGGCAAGGTCCAGGAAGGACCCGCGGCGGCTAACTGCCTGATATGCCGACACATTGCCAGCAAAGCCCGGCCGGTCGCCAAACGTCTTGTATATTCCGCGGTTCATCACGTCGCTATCGTCCCGACTTCAAAGCGTTATCAATCGCCTTGTTAATATGCCCGTCCATTGAATCGTAAGCGGCATCAGACACGATTTCGAACAGCGGAAAGCGGCGCCGATAATGGATAGACTTAACAAAGATCAAGACCGGTTCTAATCTTTGGTTAGCCCCCCGACCTTTTCTTTGGTAGATACCCGGCGGCGTTCCTTTTTGTCGGCGTAAAACGAAATAATCGGCCTGGCTTTTATTCCTTCCAATCGACGCTTTGGTGCTGTTTGCGTGGCTATCAAGCTGGCCGCCGACGGCCGACACAATTTTATTAATCGACGCCATGGTTAAATTGCCGTGGCGGTTTAACCTGGCCTTGGCACCTGGGACCGTGTATTGGCTTGCACCGCGCAAAACGCCGGCGTCGCGCAATCGTTGTTCGTATCGCTTCGGCGGCCGTTTGCCACCTTCGATATGATGCGCCAAGCTTTTTTCGCTGGCCGCTTTAATGCCGACCCTGGACACCAACGACCGCTTGGTGGCCGGGTCCATGTAAATGCTTTTTAGCGTCCACCTGGTCGGGTTGTTAAAAATACGCGGCAATCGACGTTCGACCGCCTGTTTGCCCGACTGTGCCATTTTGGTTAAGGTGTAAGCTTGCGCAAACGGTATTTCGTCGGCCAGGTGGCGCAATTCGCGTTCTATCCGCTTTAATTCGTGGTTGTATTCCCTTGCGGTAAATTCAATCATTGGCCACCACCTTTTCCGTATTTTCCGACCGGGACCGCCGCCGGAATCGACGGCGTTAGCCTTGCGACCGCTTGACACTCCGGGCAAACGGTGGAAGCGTGGCGCATATCGCTTTCGCGGTGGCGTGGTACAACCAGCCCGCACCCCTGGCATTTATATTCGTAAATAGGCATCGTTAGTCGTCCTCTATTCCTAATTTACAAAAGGCAATCTTTCGCATGTCGGAAAGGTGCGCACCCTGGGCCGAATACGAACCAGCCGAACCGGCCGCCTCGGTCGGCCGGATACCAAGTCGCCACAAATCGTCGGCCAGCTTTTGCGCCGCCTCGCGGGTTAAAGAAACCGTCGGCCCTGGACCGGTTGCGCAAGCAATATTCCGGTCGACATCTTCCATAACGACCGGCTGGCCAACCGCCAGGCGGTGGCCGTCGTCGCTAAAGAAGGTCAAGGCCAGGTCCCGCGCATAAAACCGGTGAAATTCAACGTGTGCTTCTATTTTCCTGTGCATAATCCAACCCCCGGTTGCTTGAATAATGGCCCAGGGAAAACCGCCCGCTTGGCCATTTCGAAGCGCCAAATAATCGACGCCTGGTAAGTGTTCCAAATAATCGACGCCAATTCGCTATCCGGCACCGCTTCCGTTATAAACGTCCTGGTCATTTTCGCTTGTCGCATGGTCGCCCCTTTCCGTTGTCGCTTCGCCAGGGCATAACGCCCCGCAAAGACCGCACGAACCACCACAAACCACCGAACCGTTAACACGGCATTGAAAGCAGGGTTTAGACGAACCCCGGTTTAAATTGTGCATCTTGCAAAACCTTTCGTTCGACCTGGCCGGCCGTTTCGAAGTAAACGACGTGTTCGCCACAACCGGTGCATTGGACGTGTTGGCCACCGTTCGCCGACCACGAAAAAACGTCGGCCTTGCACTTGTCGTTCGCCATGATCGTTTCTAGCCTCATACAAACCCCCGGCCGGACGGTTTCGCCACTTTGTTTTTGGCATTGCAATTCGAACAGGCCACGAAATCCACGGTTAACTTGGCAGGAAAAGACGCACGACGGGCCAACGCACGACCACACCGCCCGCACCTGGCAAAAAACTCCCTGGTCGTCACCCCAGGCCGCCGCGGCGCTGGCTTTACACCCTTGGCATTGGTCATACATTAGCCGCCTTTTCGGCCTCATACTTGGCCACGCAAGCCACCCGGTAACAAAACGACCGTTGGCGCCGCTGGTCCAGGACCAGGCCGCAATAAACGCAATGCGCCGGGTGGTCCTTTTTAATTTTTTCGGCCGGCAACGCCTCGCCGGTGTCCAGCCATACCTGGCGGCCGGTTTCGCATTTATGCGGGTTGCAAGGCCCCTTTTCGTCTTTCATTCTGGCCAAACACGACGCGGCGTAATAGTTACAACCCTTGACGGCCATTTGCGGGCAATGCAAATCGAAATCACGCACCGGCGGTGCCGTCGGGTGTGTGTTTACCCCTTCGCCAACTAAATCCTGGTAACGGTTATAGTGCATGGCCGCCCCCTTAAAACGCCGGCTTTTCAGCCGGCCCCTTGCGCCCTTCGGCGACCTTGCCAAAATCATAGTCGGGTAAATCCATAACCCGCGCCGTGGCGGTCACTTCAACGCGCCCAATGTCAAACCACCGGCATTCGCCATACTTGGTGCCACCTTCGGTCGCCGGTGGCGTGATAACCACCTGTACGCAACCGTACAAGTCGAACGACACCGAAGAACAAACCCCGGCAAAGCCCGTAACTTTATCGACAACCTTATTACCTAGCATTTCCATGTGTTTTTGCACGTTCGTTTTCATCTTTAAGCCCTCCCACGGACAATGCGCCAGGCCCAAACCAGGCGCCGCCGAAATGACAATGTGTTTAAAACGTCCAACATTTCGCGCCATTCGTTTTTCCGGGCGCCATTCACCAACCGCCGAAGCTTTTTCGCTTGTTTCTGGTTCATACCCACCCCCGCCGTTTTTTAAGCGCGGAAAGCCGCTTGCGGGTCGCCCGCCTTTTGGCCCTGGTCGCCTCGGTTTTATTCACCGACGGAAGATCGCCGCGAAATTCAACCCGTTGCGCTTCGCCGCCAATGCCAAGCGCCTTGCCCGGCAAGGCCGCCAGCGCCGCCATGGCCGCAAAGGGCGACAAAACGCCAATGCGCTTGGCGACACCTGGGAATGCCGGCGACGACGGCGAATCAGACCTTGCCACTTGCGCCGCCACTATTTGGCCCTCTCGGAAGCGACCAGGTAAACCACCGCCACAACCAAGGTAACGAACGCCGCGCCCGCCGGGGCAATACACCACCACCACGAAAAGTCGGCAAAGCCGCAAAGCTTGGCCATAATTAAACAGACCGTTAACAATCCGATAAAGCCGACCCCGCCGGCGTTTCCACCGCTGTTTTTACTCATTGTTTCGCCCTTTCCTTTTTACTTACGGGTTAAGATAATCGGCGCTTGGTGCATATCGACCGCCGTTTGGTAATCCATCCGGCCGACAATCCCGAACGCCAGCAAAATAAAAAGCGCCACCAACCAGGGCTTTAGCCTATCCATGGCAACCGCACCCGGTTATCTGCAACGCTTTACGAACTTCCAACGCCTTGGACGCCTGGCCGACCGTATAACCGCGGTCATAAGCGATATTGGCCAGCGCCAGGGCCGTAAAAATTTGTTCGTCGGTCCACTCTTCGGCGGCGAAATCAAACACCTGGTCGCCGTCGCAATCAAATAAAACGGCGCGGCCGGGAAAATCGTCGTGGTTTCGCTCAATAAAACAATCGTCCGGGTGTATCCATTTTCGAACCATAATCAAACCCCCTTTACCTGGTTAAAAAGGACCCGGCGGCCAGAAGGAAACCGCCGGGCCAAAATCCGGGCGGTTAATCACGCCGCCCGGCCCCGATTCTTTCGCCCGCGGCTGGCGTTGTGTCTATCAATCGCCGCCAACGGGTCGTCGTCTTTTAAAATGTCCAGCACGTCGCCGGCGCCGGCCGGTCTGACACTTTCAACCGGCACCCCGACCACCTGGGCCAATAACTTTTCGATACGGTCCAGCCGGTCGCTTAACGCTTTAAAGTCCTGGTCGCTCATTTAAGCCGCCTTGTCCCCGGTCAATTCTTCGACCGTCACGCCAAGCGCCCCGGCAATTTTTAAAACGGTGCCAATGCGCGGGTCCTGGGTTTGCCCCGACAAGATCGCCGACACCCGCGGTTGCGGCACCCCGGACAAATTCGCCAGGGCCAACCCGCTAATTTCGCGGTCGAACATAATTTTGCGTAAATTGTTGGCTAATGCTGTTTTCATAGAATTATTAGAAACCTTGAATTTTCCTTGAAAAATATTTGTTTTCGTATATGATTAATAACCCTTAGACGAAAACACATTAAAAACACGATTTCGCATACAGTATATTTTTTCGTGTATAACGTCAAGGGATTTTTTGACTTTTTTAATTTTATTTTTTTTAAAGGGATGAAAGGGCGAAAAATCAATGGACCTTAACGTGGCGGTAAAGAATATAAAGGCCCATGCCGGCGTTACCACCAACAAGGAATTGGCGGCCATTTTCGGGTTAACCCCGGCCGACTTTTCCAACCGCAAACAGCGCGGCACCTTACTATTTCAGATCGTCGACTATTGCCAACAACACCGGTTGAGCATAGACGACATTTTGCGGTCGCAAACCTGGACCGCGGGTTGGGCGACGCCGGACCATAAATTGGACCAGCACACCCGCCAGGTTATTATGGACGTTATCGAAGGGGTGGAATCCTATTTGGACAAGCACGACCTTTGCATGGCGGGCGATAAGCGGGCCGCCCTGGTCGTGTATTTAATCGACCGCTATTTGTCGACCGACGGGCCACCGACGACCGACGAATTAGCGGCTATCATCAAACTAACCGCTTAAAAGGGAAGGGGACACAATGCAAAACAGCATCAAAGAAGAAATCGTTGGAATGTTGGAAGCGGCCACCCGGCCGCGCAAAAAAGGGAAGGTCGGCCGGCTTTTAAACCTGGTTTATTTGGTCCTCTTCGCCACGCTGTTTTATGGCCTGGGCCACGTCGACCGCCAAACCGAAAACGTTATGGCATTTGAACAGGACAACCGCGTTTATTATGCCGACCGCCTCGACCATATCGAAGAATTATTAGCGCAAAACGGGTGTCATTGCGACCACGCCGACCAGGTGGACGCCGCCCCGTAAATAAAAAGGGGAATCAATGTCGGTTCGGCCCTACAAAAAAAACGGTGAAATAATCGCCAACGCCTGGGTTATTGACTACTTGCCCGACGGCAAAAAAGGGCGACGTGTTCAAAAAACCATTTTCGACGTAACCGAATCGGCGGCCCGGCTTTTGGAAAGCGACTTGCGCCGCCAGGCCCGCGCCCGTCGCGGCCAGCGCATTACGCCCGAATTGGCCGACAAGCCGATTTTTGCCATTTTGCCCGAATGGTTGCGCTGGTTAAAAATCCACCGCGCCGAAGAAACGCTAAAAAGTATCGGTTGGGCGCTTAAACACCTGCAACCGCATTTCGGCAATTTAACGATCGACCAGTTAAGCGAAGAAACCTTTAACCAATACAAGTTAAAGCGCATGGCCACCCCGCGGGCGTGTAACCTGGAAATGGATTATATTAAAAGTTTCGTTTCGTGGTGCGCCGCCCGCGGCATTTGCAAGCCGTTAGATTTTAAGGTTGAACGGTTGAAATACAAAAGGCCGTTGCCGAAAATTCCGACCCCGGCCGACCTCAATAAATGGTTGGATGAAATAAAGGACCCGCAAAAAAGGGCCATGGTCGATTTTATGCTGTATGCCGGCTTGCGCTTTAAAGAGGTTTCCCGGCTGGAATGGTCAAACGTCAACCTATCAAGCCGCCTGGCAACCCTGGTCGACACCAAGGGCGAACGGCCGCGAAACGCCGTGGTCCCCGAATCCGTCGCCGCCTTTTTGGAAACAATACCGAAAAAAGATCGGCGCGGCCTGGTTTTCCCGTCCCCGAAAGCGGCCAAAGACGGGTCGACCGGCAACCCTTACAACAATATGAAATCGGTTTTTCGGGGTGCGTCCGAACGGTCGGGCGTTCATATTAAAGGGCCACACACCTTACGCCATATTTGCGGGACCTATACGCTGGCCGGGACCGGCAATTTGCGCTTGGTGCAAACCACCCTTGGCCATACAACCAGCCGGACAACGGAACTTTACACCCAAATAGAATTGACCGGGCAAAAGCAGGGCCAGGCGGCGGTCGCCGACCTTATGGCGGCCAACCCGTTTGCACCCGGCGCAAACGAAAAAGACGAAAACGACCAAGAAAATTAACACGTTACCGGCCAAAGCCTTAAAATGGCATTCAAGAGGCCGGCGGTTCGAACCCGCCTAGCTCCACCAATAAAAACAAGGGTTTAGCGGATTTCGCTAAACCCTTTTTTTGTGTTTCGTTTGCACCCGTTTGCACCTTTTTACACCTTTCCACAAAAAAAACACGTTTTCGCATTTTCACCCCTTGACACTGTATAGCGTTTCGCTATACTATAAGCAGGAATTAACGGAAAGGGGACACAATGCGGACACCGGGTTTACACCAATACTTAGCAAAAACCAAAGACGAATTTGGCCTTGAATTTCCATACCGACGACTAATCACGACGTCGGACGAACTCGACATGGACGCCCTCGACAAAGGGGTTGTTAAATACAAGGAAAGCAATATTTACGTCGACCAAATCTTTGGCCACGACGCGCCGACCCTCGCCGAATTAAAAATTAAGGTCGCGGACGAATACCGCCATGAAATCGAAAAGGGGAAAACATGACACCAAAAGAAATGGCCGAACATATCGACCGGCTAACCAAAGACAATGGCATTACCGTAAAAGCCAGCACCCGCAACGGCCGGGCCTGGCGCCGACAAAAGAAGATCGCCACCCCGCCGGTTAAAAGCGGGACCACTTACGCCTTGGCGTTGCACGAAATCGGACACATACTTGGCAAGCGCCAAAGCGGCCGGCGCCTGGAAAGCGAAATTGGCGCCTGGCAATGGGCTATCGACAACGCCGAAACCTGGTCGCCGGCAATGACCAAAAAGGTTTCCAGGTGCCTCAACTCATACCTTAAAAGCTACCGGCGACACAAAACAGCAATTATTACGCCAGCGGCCGAACAGGAAATTAACGACCTAATTAACAGACTCGACTAACCAACGAAAGGGGATTTAAAAATGTATTTTCCAATCGAAACACGCCTGGACGTCCAGGCCCACTTTAGCGGTAAAATTTGGTGTTACGTCGCCGTGGTCCCGAAAGACGGCCCCGACACTTGTAACGGAATGTTGGGCGTTGCGGTCGCCAACGAACAAGGCTATTACCCGCTAAAAATGACCTATACGGAAAAATACGACGACGCCGCTGACAAAGCCCGCGACCTTAACCGCGACGAACTGGAATTAACCAACGAACAAATTACACGCATTGAATTGTCGACCATGGGCGGGCAACGCTTTGAACCAACCACGGCCGACAACAAGCGCGGCGACGTTTGCGGGTGCGGCGGCCTTTGCGATTCGACCGGGCCTTGCCCCATGGCGAACAACCACGGCCGACCGGAAAGGAAACCGATATAATGTCGACCAAGCAAATTAACTTCCGGGCGGCGAAACGGTGCGCCGACCAGCTTTCGGCGCTGGCCAAAATGACCGGGCAAACAACAACGCAAATATTACACCTGGCAATTGATCGCTATTACCGCGACACCTGGCGCGAACAATTCCACGACGACGACTTGCCACCAAAAACACAACGCTAACGAACAAGGGCGGCCACCTGGGCCGCCCTTTTCTTTTATGCCGCCCGGTGGTCCTCGTCGGCGAAATCGACCGGCACCGCTTCCCGCCTCGCCCGTTCGTCCTCGACCATTTGCAACGTTCCCCAATAGCCGGCCCCGTCCACGCGGTTGTCGCGCTTCGGCTTGTTATATTCCCGACTAAGCTTTACCGCTTGCATAATAATTGGCTGGTCCTCGGCGACCAGCGGCCGAAACGGGCCGCCATGGCCTTGTTGGCGCCGGAATCCCAGGGCGTTTAATATGTCCATTGCCACGGTGAAGTCGTCCAACGGGTGGCCGTAATCGCTGTTTCGGTCGCCGTTAATCAGGCCGTCGGCCTCTTTTAAAACGCTTGGTTCGTCCCTTTTCATGCACCCCCCTTTTATGCCGCCTTATCCATCCACGACGGTTCGGTGGTTGTTATGTCGGTCCAATCTTCGTCGGGGTGGCGAACGTGCAAGGCGGCCCGAATGGTTCGGCCCTTGTTGCTATCGGTTAACCAGAAACACCCGCCGGGTTGCTCAAATTCAAAATTGGACAAATAAGCGTATTCGTCGTAACCCTTCAACGACGGCGCCGCAATAATTCCTTTGAAATCGAAATATTGGTGCCAATGGCCCATAACCAAAAAATCATAAGGGTTATTGGCCTGGTTGGCCCGCTTGCGCTTGCGACTGTCGCCAATCATCATTGGCGATAGGGCGCCGGCAATGCCGGACCCGCCGCGGAATTGGTCGCCATGTGTCAACCGATACCGGGTGCCGTAAATGGCCAGGTCCAAATCGGCCCCGGCCGGGACCTGGACGGTCACTTCGGGACAATCGGCGTAATGATCGGCCAGCAAAGCATAAATCAGCCAATCAAAATTCGTTTCGACGCGGCCTTTGCTTTTCGGCTTGCGGGTTTGGCGGCCGTGGTTGCCGACCACCCCGGCAACATGGACCCGGCCATAATGCCCGGCCAACATATCAATGCCGGCAACCAGCCGGTCGCGCCAATACAAGATCGACGGCAAAATATAAGCTTCGTTGGTTTCGGTCAATTCTTCGTGGATATTACCGGAAACCATATCGCCCATTAATTTTAAGACCAGGCCGTTTATCCCGACGTTGGCGACGTAATCGCGGGCCAATTCCACGGTACTTGAAAAAAACTTTTCGGTGCGCAATTCGGCAATTTTGCGGTTGTAAGCGTTTAAATTTTCGATTTCGGACGGGTTAACTTTTTCGTCGTAATGAGCATCGGCCAGGACGGCCGAAACAATGGCCTGGTTGCGGCTTTTACGTTTCGGGACCAACCATTTGGGCGCCTTGGCGCTTTGGTGGTTCAAGCGGCGCCATAACTGGCCAATCTGGTTATCCTCGCGCAAGCGGTCGGTTAACTCTTTGTTCTCGTTTTCCAACCCCTCAATCTTGCGGTTTAAAATGTCGCGTTCATCTTCTGGCGCTTCGACCATGGCCGGTTTTTTACTTGCCCGCCGTTGGCGCCAGCGGCCGACCGACGCTTTGGGAATCCCGGACAATTCGGCCAACTCTTTAATGCTGGCGTCCGGGTGTTTGGTTAAAAGCTTTTCCAATACTTCGTCGCGCCGTCGTGTTTCGGCTTTGCGGCTACTCATTGCGGCCCCCTTTTTCGTCTTGCCATAGACATTGCCCGGACCCTGTTTCGACCACCGGACAACGATATTGGCACCCCGCCACGGTGTAACATTCGACACGGCAACAAGCGTGGCGGCCGTGGTGGTTACAAAAGCAAATCGTTTTCGGTTTTATGTCATTGTCCAAACCGCACCAACCAGGACCAGCCCGCCGGCAACCGTGGCGGCCAGGTCGGCAAAATCGAAAACGCCATACCGTAAAAAGTCGACAATCTCTTTACCCGCGCCGGCCATGATCGACCAGACCAAAGCGGTGGAAGGGTTGCACCCGGCAACCAGGGCGGAAAGGGCGACAAACGCCCCGGCGACCAGGTGCAACCACTTATCGAAAGCCATTTTAAGCAAACCCCGCAAGGTGCATTTCGCGGACATAGTTTTTAAAGGTTAAAACGTTCCCCTCTTCGTCCACCTGGTCGGGGACCTGGCGCGGTTGGCCGGCGTCGTCGTATTGGATAAACGAAAAGGTCGGTTCGGCAACGGGGTTGCCCTGGGCGTCCACCTGGTCAGATCGCCAAACCAGGTCAAGCGCCGCCCGGTCGGCGTCCGGTATATGGTCGGCCTGGGCCGGCGTTATCATCAACCGCAACATAAACGACCCGTCGTCCATTACTACCGGGCCGCAACAAGCGTGTCCATATTTATGGACCGGGTGCGGTTCGACCATTTCCCCGCCGACGTCGACCAATTCATTGGCGGCAATCCCCCAACTTTTGAGCTTGCCAGCCATAACCCCGACATTGGAAAACTTAACAATTGCTTGAATTAAATCAGTCATAACCGGCCACCCCTTCCAACGCACTATCGCCGGCGATACCGTCGACAATTGCCATATTTTTATATAGCCCCGGCGTTAACGTCAAACCGGACCACGACCCGACCGTGTTAATGCCGTCAAGCGGCCCGGCCGGCGCGTCCTGGGCCGTCTTAACAATCGTTTCGCCGTCGACGGTAATAAAAATATTCGCGCCGTCATACCCGCAAACGCACCGCCGCACGTCCGTTTCGGACGTATCCTTAGCGCTGGTCGCATATAAAAAGTCGGTGCCGTCGTGGACCCCGGCCCGAATCGTATTCGCCGACGACCGTTCCAAAAAGAAACGGTTGGCGGCGCTGGCGTGTTTTGCTAAAAAAAACGTCGACCCGACCCCGCCGGCATCTTCCGCGCTGGCAATGTCCAAAAACAGGGTGGCGGCTTGCGTGAAATAGTCGGCCAGGGCCTTGTTATACTCGACCACGGTTACATTGCGCACCGCGGCGGCGCCGTCGGTCAAGATAAGCGGCGTGGTAAAAACAACCTCTTCGTCTTGCAACCCGGCAAAAGCGACGACGCACCCGGCTTTCGCCCGGACCCTTGCGGAATTACCAGCCGACGAAATATTTTCAGACACCACCCTGGTTAACGACGCCCCGGAAAAATCAACGGCCCCCTCCGACCCGGACGTTGCCAACTGCGCTTCGCCGGCCGATACCGCGGCCCAAACCGACAACGAAACGTCCGTTGCGGAATGGGTGCCACCGGCGACAACATTAAAAACCGCGGTGCCGGTGCCGTTATCAACTTCATACATTTTCGAAGCCCAACCGGCCAGGCCGCCAAATTTTTCGTTTTCGGCGGCGGTGGCGGCTCGGATATAAAACGAACTGTCGTCGGTTTCCGGGGAAGCCCCCGACACCGTAAACCCCTCTATTGCGGTTGTGCTTGCCAATGTTGCTTTGGTTCCGATGGCGTGTTTAATTTCCCGCACCGAAACGTTGTCAATACTCCCGGAAAAAACGTCGCCGAACGCTTCGATACTAAAACTTGTCACCGCCTCGGCGGCAAAATCAAAAGACAAAGAACCAGAACCGGACCCCGACAAATCGTCGCTTGTCCAAACAATGCCACCGTTAACAAGTCTAAGTCGCAACGACGACGTTTCCTCATAATCGAAGCTAACACGATAAACCCGGCCAAGGGTTAAAGCCACCACTTGCGACACGATAAGCGACGCGCTATCGGCGGTAGCAACCCCGCCCGAAATAACAACCCCGGCCCCCTTAGTCCAAACCGAATCAGTATCGAAACCGCCGTTGGCGACCTCCTCAACCTCGCTAACTTCATCAGCCAGCGGAAACGGGTAACACTCACAAAGATTGGTCGACGCCGGGTAAACCTGTAAACCGATTTCATCTTGATATATGCCCCTATACGTCCAAACAACCGCCCCGTCGGTTATAGGGTTTTCGGTGTCGGACCAGTCGGCCGGCTCGGTACCCCCGGTGTCGCCGGCGGCGGTGCATTCCCAAAACGTGCCATTTCCTGGGGCTATCCGTTTTCCCAACGCAACGCCGGTGGTGGCGCCAGGCCAAGCTTGGTAATTCGCAAGCCTGGCAATTCGCTTTTTCTCCCCACTTGCCTGGTCGATAAACTCAAAGTCGGCGACCGGGTGGACCATTTCGCCAGCGGTCCCGGTGTCAAGGTGCCAGGTTTGCGTGGCCGCGTCATACCGCGCACCACGAAACGCCGCGACACCGGCCGGCACCGAAACGGGGTTGCCGTTATAATCTTCCACGGTGTCGGCGGTGTTCCTGGTTAACTTCAACCCGGCCATGTCAAATTTGGACAACATGCCAAAACCAGCCAGGCCGAACGACGGGTTTAATTGCCTGGCCACCGAAAGGCCCGAACCAACGCCGACTTCGGCGCCGTTATTTAATTCGACCGCGCTTGCAAGGTCCATTTCTCACCCCTTTAAATCAAAAGCAATAATTAATCAGCCTGGCCGCGAACACTGGCAAAAAAGCCGCTACTGGTCCCGGCCTCGGTTTTGGTAATCGTCACCTTGACCGCATAACAACCAAGGTCGGAATACTTGAATTGGCCAGGGGTGCCACCGGTAACGACGCCCTGGCTTGCCGGCGCACCTTCGAAAGATTGGTCCGGGTCCAAATAGCGGACAATATCAACGGTGCAATCCTTGTCGGAAATAACGTCAACCAGAATCGACCCGCACCGCCGCACGTCGTCAATTGTAAATACGCACGTTGCCGCCGCGTCGGTTAACTCGGTGGTGCTGGCCGGTGCCATTAAGATACTGCCGGCGAAATCGCCGCGCCCGTTTACCTGTTTTTTGTCCACTTGTTCCATGGCTTTTTACTCCTTGTCGTTATGGTTTAATTCCAATGGATAATGATTTTAACCGTGTTGTCGGTCCCGGAAGCGCAACCGGTTATTGCGTGGCCGACTTCCCGGAAGTGTTCGGCGTTGGTTGGCGGCGGCACCGCCGACGCCGGTTCAATCCGACCGCTTGTCGTACCACCGGCCAACATTAAATCTTTACGGCTAACCGCGGTCGAATCTTCGACCAGGGCAACGGCAATGCCGGCAACCACCACCCAACATTCGGACCCGTCGGCCACCCCGCTTTCGTAAACAAACGCGGTAATGTCGTAAGCGTCGACGCCTGGCAAGGCAAAGGCATTGTCGGTGCCACCCGATACGGCAACGGCGGTGCCTTTAACACTATCGGCGCCGGTTTTATTGGTTAACTTGATCGCCACCCCGCCGTCGCTGGTAAACTTAACGTCGGTCGCCATGGCCGACACGATAAAGTCCCGCAAATCCTGGGCCGATATTTGCCCGGTGGTGTTGTCCGCGAATAATGCCAAAAGCGCGTCTAAACTTCTAATTGTGTCGGACATTACTTTAAACCCCCTTAACCAAAAGCGGTCGAAAAGGCCGACGAAACCGCCCGGCCGGTGCTGTATGTCAAATCAATAACCCTTTCGCCGTCCAGGGCGGCGAACTTCCCTTTACGCTGGACCAAAAAACTGTCGCCGGTGGTCGATACTTCGACCGTATCGCCCGGCCGCGGTTCGTACCCGTCGGCGCCGGCCGTCACCACCCGACCGTCGGCCAAACGGACCCGCGACGAACTCCCGGTTACGCTTAACACTTCGGCCCGAACCAGGTTTTTCTGGTCGGTGGCCAGCCTCTTTTTTATTTCTTTTAAACTCAATTAAACCGCCTCGTATTCGGCCACGGTTAAAATATATTCCAGGCCGTCGGAAATGTTTTCGGTGGCCGAAATCGCCAACACTTCGCACGTTGCCGCCGACATAGACAACGCCGCGCACGTTACCGCCACGGTGTCCCCTTGTTGCAATTCGCCGGTGTCCAGGGCGCCGGCGTCGGTCGGCTTAACCTTTAACGTTCTAACTTTTTTATGGAAGGTCGTTTTGTCCAACTCAACCATGGCGACCGCTTCGGCCTGGGCGTCGGTCGCTATTAAGGCGCTTGTGTATTCGTCGCCCCAAATAACGTGAATCGTTCCAATGGTTTCGTCGGCCTCGGCCGCCGCCAAGGAAATATCGCGCACCGCCACGATATTTGGCAACGCGCCGGCGACCGGTGCCGGGTCCTGGGCCGCCTCGGTTACGAACCACCACGACCGGGAAATGGGGTTATTGTCGGCCGAATCGTCGGTGGCCGACAATTCGACGGCCATTCGCTGGTTATAGCCGGCGCTCCCCGAATATTCGACCTTGTAACCGTCAGTAATAGCGGTAACGGTCGGCGAAACGGTGGTGCCGTTTATCTTCAAAACAACCGACCCGGACGCCACGTCGTCCAGGGTGTCGACAATTTCGGCGTAAATGCTATAACTGGTCGAAACGCCATTGCCGCCGTAACCTGGCGACACCGGCGCAATTTTGGCGTATTGCTCGACCGTATCATTATAAACGGCGTCGCCTATATCGTCGGCAAGCCACGCGCTGGTCGCGTCGCCGCTAACCGTGTCCAGGTTGGACGCGCCGGCAATGTCATAAACCCCGAACCGGCCGCCGTCGCTTCCGTTGCTGGTCGCGTAAGCGAACGCGCCGGCCGAATCGGTGGCGTCGGTTTGCGGGTGGATTGCCTTAACGTCGACCACCGTTCCAAGCGGCGTGGTGGTAAAATTGGTAACGCTCGACCCGTCGTAAACGGACACCCCGCCGGCGGTTCCAATAAAAAGGTCGGTGCCGTATGCGACCGCCTGGACCGTGTTGTTAACAATTGCCGGCGACGACCCGGTGGTTAACGCGGTCGCGTCGGACGTGTCCCAATCGTCGGACGGGTGCGCCAGGTATTCCACACCGCCGGCCGACGGCGCATAGACAATATTGGTTGAATTGATCGCGCAACATGCCACGCCGCTGGCGTCGGCGTACTGGTAAACCGACCCGCCGGAATCCGTTATAAAATCCACCCCGGCGTCGGTGGCCACCACCAAGTCGCCGTCGTAAATATCCAACCAGTTAACACCGTCGCTTTGTATCGTTTGCACCGTATCGGTGCCAAATCGCCGCGACTCCCGGCCGGTGGTGTCGCCGGACCCGCCAAGCGGCAACCACCAAACCCCGGCCGAACTTGTGCCAAACCAAATTCCGGTCGCATCAACACACCCGCAAACGACATTCGCAAGCCTAGACCGGGACACTTCCCGCCACGCCAAGTCGTAAACAATGACGCCCCAGGAAACGAACACATATCGGCGGTTGGAAAATTCAACAACCCGCAAAGCGTCGGTCGGCAAAGTCATTTAACACCCCATTTCGGCGGGGTGGCCGGGCAAACTTGGCCGGCTAATTTTGTTTTTGTATACATAAAACACCCGCATTTTTTACACCGTTTTTTCTGGAAATATTCGCAAGCCTGGCAAATCGAATATCTTTCGGTATGTTCTTTTTTGCTGACCAACTTAACCCCGGAAGCGGCCCACCGTTTCATTGCCACCCCGAACCCCCTTGCCATATCGGCCGCGGTCGGCTCGGCCCGTTGCGCCGCGGCGCCACCCCCGCCGATATGGAACACCGGCCGACCGGTCGCCTTATTGATCGACGGGCCGCGGCTGGACGCGACAATTATATTGCCCTTTTTTGTTGTTGGCTTTTCGCTTAACACGCCCACGTCCTTTGCTGGACCCAATACCCGACATAAGAACCAGGGCACCAAGTAAACGTCGGGTCGCATGGAACCATCCCCATATCAGACTCGCCAATTGCGTCACAATCCCCGCACATCGGGCAAACTTTATGGACGGTATAGGAATGAATCCCGTCCTCGATATAACAAGTCACATAATCCCAATAATCGTAATTCCAAATATGGTTTCCACCGTCAATCGGCGTTTCATAATAAAGAACTTGATTTTGGTAAGAACCATTCGCATGCTTAATATCTATTTGTGCCACCTGGTTGGCGCTATCCGTCACCCGGACATAACCGACGCCGCAACAACTTGAAATACCGGAAACGACCCCCACCGAATTGTTGCCGCTGTTACTTATCGACCCGCAATCAATCGTAAACGAATAGGGCGGCACCCCGCCGCTTGCCGTATATTCCGACCCGCTAACCGGTTCGTCGGTCCCCTCTAACAACAAGGGCGGCACTTCGTCGTCGCAAAAGTCAATTCGACCAGTCGACTTTTCGCAAAAATTAACCGCCCCGGTGCCGGCGCTTTTCTCTTCGCAAAAATTAACCGCCCCGCCCATTAATCCCCCACCGGTGCCAATGTAATTTCGCGTTCCACCCCGTCGGCGGTAATGGTATAAGAACCAGGCGCAACCCCGGAAAACTCCATAACCCCGGCGCCGTCGGTGGTGCCGCTATACGAATCGGTGCCGTTGGTCATACTCCAACCGACCCCGGCCAACGGCCCGTCGCACCCTTCCAAAACCCTTGTGCCGGAAAGGTTGCCGGACCCGTCCGCGGTATCGTCCCCCGCGCCGGCGGTTTCTTCGCCCTCTTCGTCCTCTTCCAACGCTTCGTCCAGCTTCGACAAATATTCCGACCGGTTTTCCAACTGTTCAACCAACACCTGGTCGCCCTCCGGGTGGTCGGACACCTTAATGTCGACGCTTTGCGCAAGCGGGCCGCAACTGGCGACAAGCTTAAAGATTGCTTGCAAGCCGGCCGTTAACGTTACCGACGCTTCGCCGCTACTGGTTAACGCCCGTTGTGCCGACAAGGTGGCACCGTTGGCTTCCCGTCCAAGCGAGAATAAAACCGGCGTGTTGTCCGACACCGGGTCGCCGTTGGCCTGTTTTGCGGTTACGCTAACCGTCGCGGTGGAATCCGGCACCGTTATGTCGTCGCGGGTGGTGTAATGGCAAACAACCGACGCCGGGGTGGATAAAATCTGATTGGAATACGGGACAACGAAAATTCGTGTTCCTTCCCACCGCACCGCCCGCGGAATCAAGCCGCCGGCAATACTCACGTCGGACGCCAGGCACGAATAAACGTTGTTGTCCACGTCGAAATAAAAACCGTCAGGCCCGGCGCCACCGGCAAGGTCCGACGCTTCGTTTTCAATAAACGTTTCGTTCCACCGGTTTTCCTGGACCGATCGCAACACCGCCGGGTCGACCGTTAATGTCATACTTGCAATGGCGCTACCTTTCAAACTCAACAACGCCTCGCCGGATTGGCCCAGGGCGCTGGCGGTAACAACCGCGGTGCCGGCGGCGCTTCCAACCCCAACGGTGGTTTGCGCCTTGCCGGTTTCATCACAAAGCGACGACGACGGGGACACCGCGCAACCAAGCGGCGACCCGTTGTAAATTTCGTAATCAACAATTAAATCTTCGCCGGCCGGACCTGGCGAAATGCCAAGGGTTATATCTTTGGTGTTGGCGGTGAAGGTGCCACCGGTAAAATAATTGGTCCCAACCCGTCGGGTGTCGCTGGCGCGGTAAACGCCCAACACCGACCCAATGTAATTATCGACCGAAACCGAAAGCTTGCCGGTGCTGGTCGCCTCTTCGCCTTTAATTTCGTCGCCCTTATCCGTCACCGACCATGACACCGACTCGGCTCTGGTATACGACACAATAAAAAAGTCGGTCGAATTATCCGGCACCGTAATTGTTGAAGCGTTAAACGTCGTTGGCTCGACCCGCGACCCCTTCACCGGGCTTGATACGGTCCCGGTGTTCAGCCAAACCCCTTGCACCGAATAACACCCCGACACCGGAATTTCGGTATAACTTCCCGCTTCAATCGGTTCCTCTATTTGTTGGTGCTGGACCTTAACCCCGTTTTCATCAAAAACGGTGGCGGTGGCGGTGGCGTTGCTGGTCCCGTCGGCGTCCATAACATTTGGCGAAACCCCGACTTTAATAACCGGCAATTTCCCGGTGGCGTAATCAGGGACCAAACCCTTAACCCTTATGGCGTTTTTCGGATAGTCGCACCGTTCGCGCCGATACGATAACGAATAAGCGTCGGTAAAAGAGTAAGTCGGCGAAACAAGGTTGCCGCTTTGCGGTTTGTCGACAACCTCCAACCGCAAGCCGTCCAGACTCACCCGGACCATGGCGCCGCAACTTTCGGCCAACTCTTTAACGATTTCCAGCCGCCCCTTTTTACTGACTTCGTAACGGCCGCCGGGAATAAGCGCGTCAATACTGGCCCGCCAATCAATGCCGACGGTATCGCCGCTTTGCGCGTCGAAATTCCGGTGCGCCACCTGGCCGGCGATAACGCTACAATACGCCGATCGCTTCCACAAAAACGACAACGGCCGAAAGTCGGTCAAGATACCGGCCCAGGCGCGACCCGTCACCACCGGAAAACTTTTGTTCTTTTTTACGGCGCCGCTAATATCTTCCATTAAAAAGTATTTAACGACGTCGCCGTGTGTTATCCGAATCCGCGGCCGGGTCGGGTTAACGTCCGGGTCGACGTCCGGCAAGTCGCCCAAATCGGCCTTAAATGTTAACGACGCTTGCGGGATTATTTGCGCACCACCGGTGCCGAACGTCACCGAATCCAATTCGCCGTCGCCGATTTCTTGCCACGCTTGCGTCGAATCTTCTATTTCGATTTTTAAAACACTCATTCGGTGCGCTCACCCTCGCGAATATCACCAAGCGAAAACCCGGACCTATCCGTTGCCGGCCCCAGGCCCGCCAGGTCGACCCGCTTTAATTCGGAAATTTTCTTTTCAATTTCGTAAAGCTTTGTTAATTCCGACGTTAATTCGCTGGTCGCCTCTTTGTCGGCCTTTTTCGCCGCCACCGACGCTTCGACCTCTTTAACGAAATTGTCGAACGCCACTTGCGTTTCTTCGACATTCTTTTTTAATTCGGCAATGGTCGCGGAATTGTCCCGCTGTTCGGAAAGGATTTTCCCCTGTTCGGCGACCGCCTGGGCCAACCCGTTGTCCAATCGGCCGATAACCTGGCCGTTGGCCTGGCGCCCGGCCTTGGCCTGGGAAATCGCTTCGTCAAACTTCCCGCCGACGTTTACCGCTTCAAGCGCCTTGGTAATGCCCGCCAAAAAAGCGTCGACAATTTCGGCCAAAACAATTCCAAGGGCGTAAGCCAATTGTTTTAACCCGTTAAAAATCAGTTTCCAGCCGGTGAAAATTTCCGATATTTTGTAACCAATTTCCAAAATACCGATTAAGGCTTTTGGAAAATTGACAATCAACATTCGAATTACATTCGTTATCGCTTCGCCGGCGGCCGCCGCCCACTTTTTAAAATCGCCGCTTTTTTTCGCCTCGTTAATTTTTTCAATGAGCAACGAAAGGGCCGATTTTAAATATTCAAAAACGCCGGCCTCCATAACGGCCAATTTAAATTCGTCCCAAATACTTTTTAACGTGCTGGTTAAGCCGGTCCAGGTGGCCGCGAACTTGGCCATGCCGCCTTGGTATTTTTCATTCCAAATTGCTTTTAAGGTTTCGGCGATAATATCCGGGGAATTTTTGGCGACCGTCTTTCGAACCTTCCCCATTGTGTCGGTCCAGGTATAGGTTATTTGATCGCCGGCAACGCTTTGTTTAATGCCAAATTCTTTTAATCGTTCGCCCTCGCCTTGTAAAGCGTCGCTAAACGCTTCAACCGCTTGCATTAACGGCTTGCCCATGCTGGCGGCGGTATCGCCAAGGGTGGTCATAACCGATTGATAGTCGATACCGTAAGCGGTTAACGACCTTATGGCGTCGGCGTATTCCATAACCGTAAAGGGCGACGCGGCCGCCTCTTCGTTGGCGTATTTAATCGCCTCGCGGGCTTTTTCAAGCGACCCGGTGGTGGTGGTTAAACTCGCTTCCAAGTTTTCAAAAGCCGAAGCGGTTTCGACAAAGGACCCGGCAAGCTTGCCAACACCAAGCGCGGCCAGGCCGCCGGCAATTATCCCGGTCGGCGAAAATATCTTTTTGGCAAAACTGCCAATTTTCGCAAGCTGACCGCGAAAGCCGTTTAAAACTTTCGACGCCTTGTTTTTGGCGTTAATGACAAACGTAAATTTGCGGGACCCCTTGGCCATGCTTTACGCCTTTACCTTTCGCAAATTCGCCCGCCAGGTTTCGACAAACCCCCGCGGGTAACGAATAAAATAAACAATCCCTTTAAAAAACAACCGCACGATAAACGCCCCTTTTACTTAAAGGCGACCCGCGCTTGGCGGGCCGCCTGGTTGGTTTTTTAGAAAAAGCCGATATACACCCCGCCGGTAATGACGAACGGAAGCGACCACGAAAAGTCGCCCTCTTCTTCGCCGATTTCGGCGCCGGTATATTGGATATTTTCTAATTCAATATGAAGGATATTCCCGGCGCTTGTTCCCTTGGTCATTTCCAAATCGGCCAGGGTGCCGGCGAAAAAGGCCGTAAGCGGCGACACGTCCTCGACAAACGGTGTCAGGTTGCCGGCGGCTTCGAATTTGGATAGCCACGGAAGATCGGAAAAGCCCGAACTGTTCACACCGCCCCGCGACCGGCGGGTGGTCAGGGAAAAGTCGAACGACCGCATTTCCAGGGCCGACGCCGCCAGAATCAGGTTGCAATCGGTCCCGATAAGCGGCAACGTGTCGTCGTATTCCGGCGTTAACCCGTCGGCCGCTTCCGAATCGGCGCACGTTAGCGACCGGATACCGAACACCCCGCGGATAACGTCGCGGGCGTTGGTCGTCAATTGCAGACTTTCGGCGGCCGCGTCGATACAATTCAACTTGATACCGTCCAAGTATTGTTCCATGGTCATATACGGTTCAGCTTCCGACCCTTGGTGGTAATAGGTAACACCCGCGGCGATAATCGCCCCGTCGGCCGGCGCCTGGGAAAAATCACGCTGGACGGTGTAAGAATAAGGGCCGGACCCGGACACGGTGGCAATGCGCCGGACCTCATACCCGGACCCGATTTCGACCCGGACAAGCTGGCCGACCGCGAACAACTCCGAAGCGTCGAAACCGCCAGCCGCGCCGCTTCCGGCCTCGACCGCATCGGCGACGCTTGCGGCCTTGGTGCCAAGCAACGTTTCCATAAACGGCGAAAACTCCGGCGCCTCGCCGGCGGTGCCGGACCCGCGCATTTCCAGGGTTAACGGCCCTTCACCCCAACGACCGCCGGCAACCTGTTTCGACGGATAGCGCCCGCCGCGAATCAAGCCGCGGTCGATCATATCGCCTTTTGGTTGAACAAACGTCGAATCGTTTGTTGGGTCCACGGCGTTGGCCGCGGCCACCGTGGCCGCCGACCCCTTGGCCGACTGTATTTCGGCGTAGACGGTTGTATTACTCTTTTGTTTAATGCTCATTTTTGCCACCTCGCTTGGTCAAAATTTTTTATAAACTCCATTGGTTCGTCCGGTAATAAATAACAATCGACACCTGGGCCGCCGAATAAACCTTGTTTTCCTGGTCCATTTCAATGGCGGCGCTAACAATTTCGGTTTTATACGCCAGGCCCGAAAAGGTGTCGTCGGTGCCAATGATCGTGGCGACGTCGGCGACCAGGTTTCGGGCATTGGCAACCGACGTGTCGCCGGCAAAAAACAAGTCGATTTCAACTTGCAATTCGTGGTTGCGACGGCCGGCGGTCGACACTTCCGGCATTGTGTCCAACGGGTCGCGTATATCAATAAACGGCAAGTCGGACACCCCGAAAGCTTGCTTGCGCCATTGCGCCACGCTATCCGCTGGAATCGTAAACGAACACCCGTTGGCCGGGCTTATCGTTCCAAGTCTAGTTTCCAGGGCGTCCATTATTTGGTCGCGTTTACTTGCCATAATTTCCAAAACCTTTAAAAATTGGCTTTCAAATTTACCGTGTATTCAATCTTTTTCGTGCGCCCCTTGCCTTGGTATAGGGCAAAATCGGCGCTATTTGTTAATAACCCGGCCAAGCAATGTTTTTTCTTTGCTTCCCCTAGACGAACCAAATTCGAATTGGAAAGCGTCGGAAATCATCTTTAACAACATGCCGGCCGCCATATTGAACAGCGCGAAAACGTGTTGCGGTATCTTGTCGGCCTCAACCCAAACCATGTAAATAATCGCCAGCAAAGAGAAAAAAGCCAGGGCCAACATAATGTCGGCGCGGTAATTGTGGTGGCCGGAAAGTCGCAATTGCTTTTCCCGGTCGCGGGCGTTTTCCCGGTCGGCCGCCCCGATTTTTTCCGACTCGACCGCGGCATTAATTCCGGCGCGGTAATCCTCGCTTGCCAGCCTGGCCAATTCGGTTTCTTTTTCGGTTTCCATTTGGCGCAACTTAACGAACGCTTCCGGGTCGGCCTTTAAAGCCTCGCTAACCGCTTCCGGCGTCGGCTCGGTCCCCAAAAAGTCGGCAACCATCTTGCCCGCCGCCGCGCCCGCCGGGCCGCCCAAAAGACCGCCGACCAACGGCGCCGCCTTGCCAACCAAATTTCCGATTGTCGACCAATTCATTTTTCGCCCTCGGTGAAATCGACCCGCCGCAACCAACCGCGAATAAATCGCCGTTGAATCGGCCGGGCCTTTATAATTGCGTGGTAGTGTTCGAACTGTAATCCATTAAGCGCCTTTAACATGGCCGCCGGAAATTCGGCGGCGGTGCGGTTAACATGGTCAATTGTTTTCGGACCAACAACGCCGTCCTCGACAAGCGGGTTACTTCGGCCAACCAGGTTGGCCGCTTGTTGCAAAAACAAGGCGCCGATTTTTGTTCCACAATTAACCGCGGTGTCGAATACTTCACACGACACGGCGACGGCCAACACCTGGTCCAGCTTTAACCGGTCCCAATATTCGGCCTTATAAAGCGCCTTGGCGTGGTCGATCAATTGCCGGTTGTCGTCCAACCGTTCAACCGTTCCACCTTGCGCAAAATGGTTTTCGACAACGCGCCAGCCTATCCAATCCGGGTGGTGGCGACGACTGACACCAAAGACGGTTTCCCCGCCCCGGTCCAGGCTATCGTTTGAATAACCCCCCTCAAATAAAACGGTTCGGTTAAACGCCTTGTCGAAATTCATTTAACGCCGCCCTCCAAATCACCAACCCGCATTTCTACGCTTTTTAGATCGGCCTTAATTTCCTTGATACTTTCCGAAACATCGGCAAAATTATTTGTGCTAATTGCTACTTGCACCCGAAGATCGGTTAACAATTTCAATTGATACCCGCCGACCGTAATAATTAAGCCGATAAGGGTTGCCAATAGGGAAATAACAATTGTGTTTCGCGTTACAACCCCGCTATGCGCCTGGCAAAATTCGTGTCCGTTGTCGCTCATTGCCGCTAAAACTCCGCAAGCGAAACCAGGGCAAACCCGGCCCCGTCTTTTTCAATATTACTAATGCTGTAAAATACAGAATTAAGCAAAAGCGCCACGTCCGGGCCTGGGCTTAATGTCGCAACGTCGTTTTCGTCAAGCAAAACGGCCGGACGTTCGGCGACGACCTGGCCGCCGAACAATTCCACCGTTTCGCCAGGGTTGACAAAAAGGCAATTGACTTGAACCCCGGCCGCTAAAAGCGAAATTTTTTCGTTTTCGCCAATCGCCTTTAACATGGCCAGGCGGTCGCTTTGGGAAAATAACGACATTCGTTAACCCTCGTTGTCCGGGTCCTGGTCGTTGTCCGGGTCCTGGTCGTTGTCCGGGTCCTGGTCGTTGTCCGGGTCCTGGTCGTTGTCCG